GCGGCCACGATCGACCCAGTAGCGCAAGGGTCGGCCGGCGCTGTCCTTGTCGGGGATCGCGAGCATCTCCACACGCGACATGCGCGGCAGGGGGATGTCGATCCCGTCCTCGTCGCGCAGGACCGCCTCGATCACCTCGAGCACGTCATCGGGCAGGGCGACGTCGTTCGTCGCGGCCGCGAGCTCCAGCTCCAATTCCTGCACCGACCAGAGCTGCACGCCGCGCATGCCGAGCTCGGCCATGAGCAGCTGCAGGGCGCGGACGCCGCGCTTGAGGTCGTAGCCCGACGCCTGCCGGCCGGTGATCCGGCGCACGCGCGCGAAGGATTCATCGAGGATTTGATCGGTATCAAGAGCCCACACCGCGGTGGTCGGGACGGCCATCAGGGTCTCCGCGACTGGGTTTCGATATGGCGCCGCCGGCGGTCGACGATCTGGCGGGAGGGACCGCCGGCGGGCCTACCCCCAGGGAGCGGCGGGGGTCTCGTGGCCGACGCTGCACGGGGGTGCGCAGGTCGACGGAAAGGGGTTGAACGGACGCTCATTGTGCGCCTCCATCGGGGCAGGAGGTGCACATGGGCAAGTTCATCGATCTCACGGGCCAGCGTTTCGGCCGGCTCGTTGTCCTTCAACGCGAGGGCACCCTCGTGAGCACGGGCGGCTCCGCGCGGATAACCTGGCGGTGTCGATGCGACTGCGGGAGCGACACCGTCTCGTCGGGTCAGACCCTCAAAGCCGGTAAGGCCAAGAGCTGCGGCTGCCTCCAACCCGAGGCGGCACGGAAGGCCAAAACCACGCATGGTCACCGCAGCTATGGGAAGTTGCCGGCGGAGTACGTCGCCTGGCACAACATGCTCGACCGATGCTTCAACCCGAACTCGAGGTCGTATCCCGACTATGGCGGCCGCGGGATCACCGTCTGCGAGCGGTGGCGAGAGAGCTACCCGAACTTCCTCGCTGACATGGGTGAACGTCCGCCCGGAAAATACAGCCTCGAGCGCCAGGATGTGAACGGCGACTACCGACCGAACAACTGCATCTGGCTGCCGCACGCCGATCAAGCGCGCAACCGACGAAGCAACCGGTATCTGACCTTCGAGGGCGAAACGCTGTCTTTGGCCGACTGGGCGCGGAAGACCGGCATCCCGTACCAAGCCCTTCAGCATCGCCTCGACGACATGGGTTGGTCGGTCGGAAAAGCCCTGACCACGCCGGCACGCAAGATGACCAAGCGGATGTTCAAGTTTCAAGGCCGAACGCTGTCGCTCTCGGACTGGGCGCGCGAATTGGGTGTCTCCCACGCAATGCTGTACCACCGGGTGGTCACCCTCGGCTGGCCGGTCGAGTATGCTTTCACCGCCCCGACCGGCAACCATTGGGAGCATGGTGACCAGCCCTGGAAGACCGATCGGGACGGTGAGGATTGATCGCATAAGTAGAATATTATGCGCTCTCAGACACCTAAAGATCCGTAGCAGCAGCGTGGATCAACAAATCCAACTGAGAATCTCGAAGTCGCTTTGAATCTAGTATTTCCCGTCTCAAAATCAGCTTCCACACCCCGAGTGACGGGACGCCGACGCTTGAAGAGGAGGCCACGAGGAGCATCAGTCTTGATGAAGTAGGCGTCGGTCAGCGTCAGCCTCGTCATTTCGAAGGCTTCCGTGGGCACTAGGCCGGTGACGCGCAGCGCGTTCGGGTCGTTGTAGTTATTACCCGGCTGCATGGTCGACTTCAGGATGCGGGTGGCGTTGAACACGTTCTCCGGCGCCACGACGATCTGCGTCGCGCGGAGCACGATCGGCTTGCCGCGCTCGTCCTTGGCGCGCTTCATCTGGATGACCAGCTGCTCGAGCGAGGCCTCGCTGAGGTCGGCCGGCGACGAGAGCTTGTTGGAGAACGTGCCGCCGCCGGCGAGAGGGTGCGCGGTGCTCAGCAGGACCTGGCCGTCGCCGCCGACGTAGCCGGAGGTCTCGGCGCGGTTGAGCACGTCGGCGGCGACGATCTCCTCGGTCTCGACCATCGACCGGCCGAGATCCGCCGACATCATGGAGCCGACGCGCAGGGTCTCGCTGTCCTCCTCGAGCTCCTCGGTGATCGCGAACGCCAGGCCGTACGTCTTGTGGACGAACCGGACGCGGTAGGCGATCTCGCCGTTGTCGTACGTGATCGCGGTGCCTTCCGGCTTCTCGACCGCGAGGCCGAGGCCGGCGACGACGTAGTCCTCCTCGAACCGGGACGGCCGGGCGGTCTCGACGTCGAACACCTTGTCGTACTGTTTCGGGTAGCGGCGGTAGCTGCCATCGAAGGCGCGGTTCAAGAACGGCTCGGTCGCGTCGATGAACTGCGCGCGATTCATTACAATACCCATAGCGCGCGCTCCTTAGATGGCGACGCCGGGGATTAGCCCGGTATTTGGTTCATTGCCGATGACGCGCACGATGGTCTTGGCGTCGCCCCAGGTATTCTGGCTGTCCGGGGCATCCCACAGGCCGACGATCTTGAACTGCCCGGAAGCGGCAGCGCCGACGAGGGTCGAGCTGAGCACCGCGCCCGACAGGCCGTTGTTGGTGTTGCCGGTGCCGGCGACATAGTCGGCGCTGTCGCCGACCGCAGTCGCGGCGACCGCGCCATTGGCCTGGACCTGGAACTCGATTGAGGCGTCGTCGATCGGGTACCAGAAGACGAGCGGCGCCTTGGTGTAGGTCGTGCTGGCCTTCCAATACTTACCTTCGAGCCAGACCCCGGCGTCTTCGGGCAGCCACCCGTCAAAGATGCCGGTGACGGCGTCGCCCGTGGCGGCGAGCTGGAAGGTGCCCGAGGTGACGAGCTTGATCGGGTCACCGCGGTAGATCGCCGTGGCGTAGCCCGAGGCGATGCCGCCCCGGAGCGCCTTCGGGCGCGGCGTGCCACCAAAGCGATTGCGGGTCGCCTTGAAGCCGAATGGTGCGCTGGTCGCGGTCAAGAGAGGTCTCCCGTGAGATGGGACTCTCACGGCAGCCGAGCTGCAGCTGTTCTACTTCAAGGTTTCTTGTCCGCGCAATAGGCGACGAACGCGACTACTTGTCCTCAGGGCCGATTTCGGTCCGATCTTGGACCCGGACCCGCGCGCCGTAGCGGCGCAGGGCGTTCTCCGCGTCCGAGCGCACCTGCTCGCGCTGCATCCGGGCGCGCTCCTCCAGCGACTTGACGTAGGCGTCGCGGCGGGCGCGTTCGGTCCGGGCCAGGATCAGGTCCTTGTAGACGACGAGCCCGTCCCACTCGCCGCCGCGCTGCAGGAGGTAGCGCATCGACTCGCGCCAGCGCTCGGTCAGCTCCTCGAGCCGGACCAGGTCCCAGCGCAGGCGGCCGCTGAAATGATGGGTCAGGTTGGACTTGTCGACGCCCACCCCCCGGATCTCGTGCCGCACCCACTTGTAGGTGAAATACGGATCGTCCGTCGGCACCGCGAGTGGTGTGTCGTCGTCGTTGAGGAACTCGAGCACCAGCGGGTCGAGCTCGGGCGGCAGGTCGGCGCCGGCGACGAAGGCGCGGCGGCCACGCTCGTCGCGCACGGCCGCGGCGCCACCGGCCCGGGTCGGGCGGTCGAGCGCGTCCCGCTGGCTGTCGCGCGGGCCCGGGACGCTGTCGCGGTAGCTGTTGACCTTGTCCCCCGGCATCGGCTGGATGTCGCCGCCGATCGCCGGGCTGACCGAAGGATGGTCGAGCGGCTCGATGTCCGAGCGCGGGTTGCGCTTCACCGGCATGTCCTCACCAGGATCTCGGGGTGTAGTGGCCCGCGACGCCGCGGCGCCCGGGCGCCAGGCGGACGATCCCGCCGGCCTTGACCAGGACGGCCAGGCGATGGCGCAGGATGCGGCCGTCGCGGTGCGCGCCGTTGCTCAGGACGCGGACCAGGGCGCGCGCGGTGACCCGGGTGCCGAAGCCGCGGATCAGCCGCTCGAGCTGCTCGTCGCTGACCTCGTCCATCAGCGCCGCCGGCTCTCGCGCGACTGCTTGACGTAGGCCTGCATCTCCGCGAGGTGGGCCTTGTTGCTTGGGTCGAGGCCCTGCTGGCGCATGAAGTCGAGGTGCAGCGGCGTCAGCTCGACCTTGCCGGCGGGCGCGCCGTTGGCGGTCAGCGTCGCGCGCGAGGCGCCGGCGGTCACGGCGCCCCCGGGCGCGGAGCGCGCGTAGCGGTGCGGCAGCCGCTCGGCCAGGCGCTTGTCGAGCTCGCGGAAATGGGCCGGGGAATGGGGCGGGAAGCCGTCCCGCGCCAGCTCGTCGGAGATCTCGGCGACCGCCCCTTGCTCGGCGGACGGCGCGTCGTGGAACCAGGCACGGCGCTCGAGCCAGTCGTCGCGCAGGATCGCCACCGGGTCGAGCGCCGGGGCGGGTGGCGCCGCCGAGGGTGCCGCGGCTTGCCGGGTCACCTGCTCGAGCTGCGCCACCCGCGCCCTGGCGTTGTGGAGCCGGGCGAACGCGTCCCGCGCGGCCTTCGGATCGCCGGTCTCGAACGCGGTATCATGCTGCTGCTCGGCTGCCGTGATCTCGGCTCGAGCGGCGTCCATGGCGCGCTGGACCTCAAGCTGACCGAGCCCATCGACGTTGCGCTTGAGCGCCTGGAGCTCGTCCGCCAGACGGCGGTTCTCCTCGCGCTCGCGACGCAGCTCGGCCTGGGCCTGGAGCTTGCGTTTTCGCTCCTCGCGATAGCGGTCGCCGGTCGGTTCCTGGGACGGCTCATGACCGTCCTCGTCCTCGGCCGGGACCGCCGGCTCCTCCCGCTCGGGTGGCGCCTTGTCCGGGGACGTCAGCGGCTGCTCGAGCGGCAGATCGGCGAGATGCGGCTTGTCCTCCAGCGGCGGAGCCACATCCGGCGCACCAGCGACGGGCTCGAGGTCCGGCATGGGGGTCAGCGACATGTCGGGCTCCACGGCAAAGCGGGCCTGGCCGGCGTACCTGCGCTGGGCCCGTGGACCGCGGCCGCCGGCGCACCTGCACGGCCGCGAGAGCGGATCGGGGTCACCGCAAGACCTCGTCGAGGTCGGTGACCAGGCCGAAGATCTCGGTCGACTTGAGCGCGCGGAACACGACCCCGGCGATGGTCTGGTAGCGGGCGCTCGAGTAGCGGGGGACCAGGACGTGGTCGCCGGGCCGGAACCAGGGCCAGCCCTCGTGCTGCTCGCCCAGCATGTTCCGGCCGGCGAGCGGCCCGATCGAGCACACCTTGGCGACAGCCTCGCTGGCGCGGTTGTCGCGCGCCTCGTCGGGGATGATCACCCCGCCGCGCGACGTCGTGTTGGTGATCCTGTCCTGCACCAGGACCCAGGGGCCGGTGGCCGCGAACGGCGGCTCGACCTTGGGGAACGCCTCCTCGCGGCGGGTGCTCATGCCGGCACCTCGCCGCTCAGCAGGTCGTCGTCCTCGCGGGCGAGGTGGCCGAGCTCCTCGCTCAGGACCTCCCCGACCCACTCGATGGCCTGCACCTGGCCGATCGCGGTCCGGTACAGCCGCTCCTCGAGCCCGCCGAGGACGGCCTCCACCCACTCGTCGCGCCGCATCGTGAGCCGCTGCCGCACGCGCGTGGCCAGCTCCTGCAGCAAAATGAAATCTTCGCCCATGCTGAACCCGCCGCCGACATGGTCATCCACAAGATGACTTAGTCGACATGCGTCTGGTGGAAAAGGACCAAATATGGTCGCACCCCGGGTTTAGTCCTTGGCGGCGGGTGGTTTGGCCGGCGTCGGCGGCGGCGCGGTGGCGATCTTTTCGGCGATCTGCGCCGACGCGATCCGCTCCTTCGACGCGTTGGCCTCGCGGTGGCTCTGCAGCTCGGCCTTGATCTCGACCAGCTTGGCGTCGAGCTCGGCGCGGACGATCGCCAGCTTCGCGTCGCGCTCCTCGCGCTCGAGGGTGAGCTGCGCCTGGAGCTTGGCGGCGATTTCCTCACGCTTCGCGTCAACCTTGGCCATCTCGGCCTGGGCCATGCGCGCCAGCCCCTGGTCCTCGGGCTCGAACGCCTTTTGCAGGCCGCGGACGATCTGCAGGTAGGCGTCGACCCCGGCCTGCATCGCGACCGCCGCGCCATGCTCGAGCACGTGGGTGATCAGCCGCTGACCCGGCGACGACCGGCCGAAGCCCGGCAGCTGCAAAAGCGAGAGGTGGTACATGGTGTGCTCGAGGTGGTTGTCCGCCTGGGCGGTCTTGAGCGGGGCCTCGAAGACGATCGCGTTCTCGATCGCCGCCGGGCCGTTGAACGGCTCCTTCTCCGGGAACAGCTCGTCGGCGTTCTGCAGGCCCATCTGCCGGGCGGCCGAGGCGTAGGCCGCACGCATGTCGCACTCGACCCCGACCTCGGCCGCCTGGCGCACGAGGTCGAGGCTGAGCTGCCCTTGCATCTGCCGCTGGACGTAGCTGAAGGTCCGCGGATCGCTGACCACGACCACGTCGATCCGCGCGTCGAAATCCGCGGCCTTGATCTCCGGCGCGACAAAGGTCTCGGCGATCCATTGATCGGTGACGTTCTCGCGGTTGACCTCGTGCAGCTCGCGCAAGACCATCCCGAAGGTGCGGTGCAGCCGCGAGAAAATCTGCGCGAAGACCCGGCTGCCCTCCTCGATCCGGGCCAGGGTCGTGCCGACCGGCACGTTGCCCGACGCCTCGGCGAGCTCCTGCATCGCCACGCTGGCGAAGCTCGTGCCGGTGTCGACCAGGGCGCCCAGCAGCTGGAACAGGACCTCGGACGGACCTTGGAACGGGTCCGGCATCACCACGCGCCTGATGTCGTCCACGCCCGGCGCGTCGATCTCGGCGTATTCGCCAGGTCTCCGCATGATCGGCCCGCGCTCGCGCGCGGTACCCGCAGCCGACCGCTTGAGGGTGAATCCTCCGCCAAGATTGGAAATAACCGCGGAATCCATCAGCGCGCGCAACGACCCGGTGGCCGCGTCGGCCAGCCCGCCGATCATGTGCAGGAAGCCCACGCCGTAGGCCCCGGCCCACGGGAACAGGCGCCAGTGGAACAGGCGCTTGATCCGCCGGCGGCGCGCATCGGCGGCGCGCCAGTTGCGGCGGATGGCGACCACCTCCTGGCTGTCCGCGGCAAGGGTGACCAGCCACTCGAGCTCCTGGTCGCCGTCGATGCCCGCGATGACCCGCCGCGCCTGGATCTCCCAGTAGCGCCGCATGCTCTGCCCGGGCGCGTCGCCGGCGCTCGAGCGGTCCTGGCCCTGAGCCTGGTCGATCACCTCGGTGGAGGCGCTGGGCAAGGGTGCGGCACCCGCCTCGTGGGCGTGCGGCACCCACAGGCCCGAGGCGATGTTGGCCCTGATCTCGGTCGGGAACAGGTCGAGCTGCTGCGCGACGAAGGGCGCGGTCTGCTCGTCGACCGCCCCGTAGGGCATGACGACCGCCTCGGCCGGCACGTACGCGAAGCGCGGCCGCCGGTAGCTCGGGTCGTACCACAGCTTGGCGAACGACGAGCCTTCGAGCGGCAGCATCATCAAGAGGCGATCGAGCTCGACCGAGAACTCCTCGACCTGGTCGGTGAGCTGCCAGTTCTGGAACGCGGCGACGCGCCCGGCCTTTTCCTCCAGCTCCTCCGACGGCGCGCCGACGATCGTGCCGCGGCACGGGCCGCCCGGCGGCGACAGCTCGGACATCGCGCGCGACTGGAACTCGACCGCGGCCTGGAGCAGGAGCGGGTGGCGCACGGCGCTGGCCCCCGGGAAGGGGATGCTCCGCTGCAGCTCGGTCCGGTCGATGCCGAGCTTCTTGAGGCCTTGGGAGTAGATCTCGCGCCAGGGCTTGCGCGCGGCTTCGGCGGCGGCGACCTCCTCGTCCAGCTCCTGCGCGAGCCGTTTCATGTCGTCCTGAACGAGCAGGCCGACCAGGTTGGCGTACCAGTCGTCGGGCATGGCGGCCGGCGGGCCCGGTGTCGGACCAGGCGGAGCCGGGAGGTCGAGGATCTGATCCACCAGATTACCCTTGGTGCAGGTTGGTCATCGGCGCGGCCCTGTCAGTCGTCGAGATGCAGGGTCGTGCCGAGGTCGGTTCCGGGCAGGAGCTGGAGCAGCCAGATCACGACCAGGACCAGGATGATCGCCGTGGCGATCGGCACGATGATCGTCGGCAAGCCGAGCGCCGGCACCAAAAGCCGGATGATGTAGAGGACCAGGCCGGCGACCAGGAGGACAACGATCAGGCTGATCAGCAACGACATGCGTGCAGCTCCATAGTGACCAGAATTTTTCCGAGATCACCGATCTGAACCGCATCAATACGGGCTGACGGTGCCGGTCATGGTCGGCACGGTACCGTCGCGCAGATGCACCGGGCCGGTCGTGCCGCCCTTGACCGACACGGTGCCGGCGACGAACGTCACGCCGTCGCACCAGGTCTCGGTGCCCGTCCCTCCAAGGAGGGCGTAATCCCAGGCCGCGCTCAGCTCCCCGGTTCCGGACGGCGAGCTGGTCGCGTCGCAGGTGCCGCCGACGAGCCAGGCCATGGTGGTCCTGAAGGCGCCGTCGCCGTCCTCCTGGATCGGCGGCCCGGCGAGGCTCGGCCCGTAGGTGCCGTTGATCCTGGTCACCACCGTGCCGTCATGGACCGTGCTGGCCTGGTAGGGGCCGCGCTTCTCGGTGCGCTTCCACGCGCTGTATTTCGCGACGCAGCCCTCCTCCAGCACCTGCGGGTTGTCCCCCACTTCGGCCGAGGCGCAGTGATAGTTGAACACGTCCTTGCCACCGTAATAGCCGTGGCAGCTCTTCAGACCGGCGAAGCCGAAATTGGTGACGCCCAGGGCGTCGTAGTCGCTGCTTTCCAGCGAGTAGGCGAAGGTGCAGCTCACGGCGATGAACTTCGCGTCCTGATCGTACGCGGTCGAGTTCGGCCGGAAGCCCGACGCGGACCCCAGGATGCGGATGTTCCGCATGTAGATGACCGGGCTCTTGATCGCAGGCCAGCCGGCGTTGCGGATGATCATCGTGGTCGCCCCGGGCTGGACCTCGTCGTCCCTCTTGACGTGGAGCGTGGTCCCGCTGACCGCCCAGCCCTCGTCCGCCGCCTGCACCGCGGCCAGGTCCGCCCGCAAGGTCAGCTGCAGCGGCAGGGTCGACACGAGAGGGTCGGCCTGGCTCGTGTCGAGCACGTGCTGCACGTTGGCGAGCGTGGTCGTGAAAGCCCCGCTGCCCGCGTCGACCCACGTCGAGCCGGTGCCCGGGTTGCCGTCGTAGATCGTGACGGTGCCGCCCCAGCCGATCAGCGCGAGGTTGCGGCTGGGCCAGGTGTAGGAGGAATCGAACATCCACCCGTTGCCCGAGCCGGTGGTCCGGTGGAAGGTCCCGGCCTTGATGTAGATGATCCCGACGTCGGTCTTGGCGACCGCGGTCTTGAGGTTGAGCAACGGCGTGGTCACCGAGGTGCCGTTGTTGCTGTCGCTGCCGCTGGCGCCGTCGACATAATAGGTGGTGCCGGTGATCTCGGCCGGGACGGTGTCCCAGGGGAAGCTCGACAGGTAGCCGCCCGGAACCTTGAGCACCTGAAACGGCGCCAGGTCGAACGTGGCGTGTGGGGATGTCACGCGCGGCACGGCGTCGATCGCGGAGGCGTCGCGCAGCTTGCTCCGTGTCTGCAGGTAGCTGGTCATCGGGCGGCCTCCTCGCGGTCGGTAATCGGATCGGGTGGTGGAATCAGATGCAGGCCCATGTCCGCGACCGCCTCCTCGAACGGCGTGCCGTCGGCGGAGATCATCAGGCTCGCGAACAGGGTCTCGAGCTCGGGCAGCGTCATGCCGTGCCCGGGGGCGGTCAGGTCGAGCCAGGCCAGCGCGGTCGCGGCGTCGCTGCTCAAGGCCTCGATCGTGCTTTCCAGGAGCGATGGCGCGGCGATGCGGTGGCTCGGCGGCGGGAAGCCGTCGCCCGAGGCGTCCTTGTCGAAAATGCAGGTCGGTGCGTTCTCCGGGTCCACCAGCTCGACAAACCGGCAGGCCGTCTCGATCAGCGGGAGGGCGACGGCCATGACGATCTGGCGCGTCGCGCAAGAGGAGGTGGATGAGCTGGTCACAAAACGGCTCCATAGCTGGCGGCTTTGAGGCGGGCGTCGGACCAGACCTCGCCCGTGCGGTAGACCCGGCGGATGTGCCCGAACCAGTGCTGACCGGAGGCATGGTCGGTGCCGATCCGCTCGGACGTCACCGAGGGCATCGCCGCCGATATGTCGGTGACCGGCGTCGCCCCGTTCAGCGACAAGGCGACATTGTCGGTGGCCCAGCGCAGGGCGGTCCGAAACGAGCTGCCCGCGCCGACCGTCGCGACCGAATTCGTCTGCGCGGTGTTGCTCCCCGAAACCGAGACGATGCCGAACT